TTCCGGTAAGTGTACGGGAAACTCTATGTCGTTCCAATTCTTGTAAACACCTTTAGGTGCTACTATTAATGCAGCGCGGATCGCGCCTTTGTCGTACAACATGGCAATGTTATCCACAAGTACTTTAGATTTACCAGTACCCATTTCCATAAATAAAGCGTAGTTTTTCTGCGCCCAAGACTTTTTTAAGGCCTCTAATTGGTGGGCATAAGGCTTAGTTTTATATTTATATGTGTCTATCATAATTAATTATACTTTCTTTTAAATTCTCTCTTGACATATATGTATATATGATTATCTTATTGTCAACAAGAAAGTATAATAAAAATGAAACACAGAATTTTTGAACTATATAAACCACGTTCACTCGCAGAGTTTTTGGCATTCTACAAAGAGAATCCTAAGGAAACTTTTGTATATGTATTACAGCACCCGGCGCCACAAATAAATATTTTAAGTGCGTCAGATTTTGGATATTTGGTAATTTGTTTACCATCAACAGATAATATGTTGTACAGCACGGCACCTTTTATTAGAAAGATGAGAAAAAATTTACAGGATTTTAAACCCGATGATTATATTTTATGTACGGGTGATCCTTCAATTATTGGATTATCCACTGCTATTGTTAGTGACATTACGCAAGGACAGTTTAATCTCTTGAAATGGGATAGACAAGAGAGAAGATATTATCCCTTAATGATAGACATATATAATAAAGGAGAAATAGAGTGAGTACACTTACATTAGATGATCTAGAACAAGATCAACAAAACTTAATAGAAAAATCAGATATAAAAACTTTGGCTATGCATTGTCAAGAACTGCAGGCGCATGAAGAAGAGATTATAAGACTAGAAGAACAAGTTAAAGATATCAAACAAAAAGCAGATAAAATTTCATCAGAGGTGATACCAGAATTACTTGCAGAGCAAGGGCTGTCATCTTTGAAACTTGCTGATGGTAGTGGAGTAGAAGTTAAAAAAACTTACAGTTGCACTGTAAAAAAAGACTCTATGGAATTAGCATACAACTGGCTTCGAGAGAATGGACTCGGTGATCTTATTAAAAATGAGGTTGCTGTTACATTCGGTAAAGGCGAAGATAACAAGGCAGAGCAATTGCTTAGCCTTGCAGAGCAAGAAGGTTATGAGCCTCAACAAAAACAAAAAGTTGAGCCCATGACATTGAAGGCTCTCTACAGGGAGCGTGTCGAGGCCGGCCTCGACATGCCTTCCGAATTCTTTCACACGTTTGTGAAGGATCAAACTAAAATAGGCCGGAAATCGTGAATCATGAAACATTAACAAGGAGAATATAATCATGAACCAAGTAGCAGAAAAAAAGAAGACAGACATTGCTTTAACAAGCATGTTTGAAGAAGACGCTAATACAGCTATAGGAGAAATGGGAGCAGAAGATTTTGCTTTACCTTTCCTAAGAGTATTAGGACAACTATCACCCGAGATAAATAAACGGGACGCTAAGTACATAGAAGGCGCTGAAGCAGGTATGATATTTAATACCGTGACTAAGCAAGTGTATGATGGTGAGAAGGGAATCAACATAATTCCATGTTATTATAAACGTGAGTATGTTGAATGGTCGGATAGAGGAACAGGAACAAGTGCTCCTGTAGCTATACATCCGTCAACAAGTGATATCATCAATCAAGCTAAACGTGATGCAAATTACAAAGATAGATTATCTAATGGTAACTATCTTGAAAACACTGCATCGTATTTTGTATTGACTGAAGATATGCAAACCGCACTAGTAACCATGAAATCTACGCAGTTAAAAGTTGCGAAGAACTGGAACACTATGATGAACACGTTAAAGATCAAAGGAAAGAATGGTCTGTTCACACCGGCGGCTTACAGTCACGTGTATAACCTTAAAACAGTAGAACAATCAAACGACAAGGGAACTTGGTTTGGTTGGAGTGTTGAAAAGGTTGGACCAGTACAAGAAAAATCTTTGTATGAGTCCGCAAAAAGTTTTGCTGAGAGTGTGTCTAAGGGAGACGTCAAAGCAAAACATGGTAATGACAGTACTAAGTCAGACGACGAAGTACCGTTTTAATTAACCATGATGTTCCGGGCAACTCCCCCTGCCCGGAACATATTTCTAGTATGAAAAGAAGCAGAGAATCGTTATATCAAATGCGTTACTATCGTAAAAAAACGATGGACGCTTTACGTAATGAAAATAAACGGCTGAAAGAGCGAATTAATTTAATTCTAGACAGTCCGGAGGGAAAAGAATATAAACGAAGAAAGGCTCGCGAATACTATCGTGAGTATAGAGAGAAAAATAAAGATAAAATTAGAGAGTATCAAAGAGAGTATGCAAAAATTTAAGGATATATTTGAAGGCAATAATAGTGCTTATGGACAATTAATATTATCAGGCGAAACTACAGACAAAGGTAAAGCCGTTGGTAAAGCATTTATTAAAAGAGAATCAATTCCTGATCAGTTATGGAAAGAACACATTGAAGGTAAAGAGCCTGCACTAGGGGTAATACCTATTAATGAAGACAACATGTGTAGATGGGGATGTATTGATGTTGATGAATATAATTTAAGTCATCAAAAAATAATTGACGATGTAAAGAAAGCAAAGTTTCCATTAGTAACATTTAGATCAAAGTCTGGCGGCGCACATTTATTTTTATTTGCGAAAGAGTTTATTCCAGCATCACTGATGCAATCAAAATTAAAAATGATGTCAGAGGCGCTAGGCTTTGGCGGTAGTGAGATATTTCCTAAACAGACAGAGATACTCGTGGAGCGTGGAGATACAGGAAACTTTTTAAACTTACCATATCATGGAGACACATTAGGTTTTAGGTATACGTTTTTAGAAAATGGAGAAGAAGCTAGTCTAGAAGAGTTTTATAAAATATATGACAACTCAGTACAGACTAAAGCTCAAATAGAATCTATTGTAGTAAAAGGCAAGGTTGTAAAAGAAGAAGCATTTAAAGATGGGCCACCATGTTTAAATAAATTAGCAGACGAAGGTTTTGGTGAAGGCTCACGTAATAATGCATTATTTAATGTAGCTGTATATCATAAACAGGCTAACCCGGATAACTGGGAAGATAAAGTTATGGAGGATAATACTAAGTGGATGAATCCACCATTAAACTATAAGGAAGTACAGGCACTATTAGCATCAGTAAACAAAAGAGGTTATGATAAATATAGGTGTAAAGATCAACCTATTTGTGGAGTATGTAATGCTGCTAAATGTAGAACTAAAAGATTTGGTGTTGGATTTGAGGAAGAGCAGATGCCGGAGATGGATACATTAAGTAAGATAGCATCTAACCCACCGCAATGGTTTTTAAATGTTGGTGGTAAAAGAATAGAACTAAACTCGATGCAGCTACACAATGCTAATTTATTTGCGTTGGCTGTATTAGATCAAGCTAACATTATATCTCCTATACCAAAAGCAAAAGACTGGAGAGAGATTTATCTAAAACAACTTATGTTAAATCTAGAAGAGATAGAGCCTTTAGAATCATTAAACAGCAACGAACAGTTAGAAAATTTATTGTATGACTTTACAGTGCATAGAGCACAAGCAAGAACTAAGGAAGACATATTGAATAAAGCAGCGTGGACCGATGATGATAAGAAGATAACATTATTTAAGATGGATGATTTCTTTGCATTTGCGAAACGTAATAACTGGGAGATGGATAAAACTAAAACAGGTAATTTATTAAAACAATTAAAAGATATATTTGTAGAAGAGGTCAGATTAAAGATTAAAAACCAAACTCCTCGTCTTGTAAAAATAAAAGCTATGAAGAGATATGAACCGGATGTTTCTCAAAAGCCATACGAAGAAGAGGTACCTTTCTAATGAAAGAATTAATACTAGGTCCTCCAGGTACAGGTAAAACAACTGAGCTTTTAAACATAGTTAAAAAACATTTAGATGAGGCTGTTGATCCTAAGGAAATAGGTTATTTTTCTTTTACAAAAAAGGCGGCTATTGAAGCTAAAAGCAGAGCTATTGAAAAATTTCCAATGTATGTTGAAGAAGATTTTCCTTATTTTAGGACTTTACATTCACTAGCATTTAATCAGCTACGATTAAAGAAAACACAAGTAATGCAAAAAGCTAATTATAAAGAGTTTGGAAAAGATTGCGGCATACCTTTAGACATAAAAATTGCTTACAATAGCGAAGAAGATGGAACATTTACTACCGACAATGAATACTTAAGATTGATAGATAAAGCGAGAGCCATGGACATACCTTTGCTAGATCTATACGACAGAAATACACATTATATAGACATAGAAAGGGATAAGCTTTATCTTATAGATAGAGAACTAAAAAGATATAAGCAAGAAACAGGGCTATTAGATTATGGAGATATGTTACAGAGGTTTGTTGAGTCGGATATGGCTCCAAGATTTACTGTCTTGTTCATCGATGAGGCCCAAGATTTATCTCCTCTCCAATGGAAGTTGGTGCGAAACCTCTGGGGAAGATCTACTAATACTCACATCGCAGGCGATGATGATCAGGCTATATTCAGATGGGCAGGAGCCGATGTGGATCATTTCCTCAGGCTGGACAGAGAAGTCGACAATATCCGTATTCTAAAAAAGTCTTATAGAGTACCTCCTGTAATTCATGAGGTTGCGCTAAGCGTTATAGGTAGAGTAGAAAACAGGTACGAAAAAGAATATCAACCTTGTTCTGAAAGAGAATATAAAAAAGGTGTAATGACTAAGATAACCGGAAGCAGTGAACGTTATTCTAGTATTGAACAAATAGATATGTCAAAAGGGAACTGGTTAGTGTTGGCTAGTACTAATTATCTTTTAGAAGATGCGGAAGAGCTTTGTAAAGAAAGGGGTTGGTACTATTCTAAAAAAGGCAATAACTCTTTACCTTTAAAACTATTGAAAGCAATTCAAGACTGGGAAAAGTTTAGACTAGGTGGAACTACTTTAAACTCTAAGGATATAAAAGATATCTATAGCTACCTAGGAGAGAATGTCGCTAGGGGGTATAAGACTGGAACAACTTTGAAAGAAGATTCATACTATAATCATGAAACGTGCACCGCGGATCACGGATTGTTGACGGATAAAGTTTGGTATGATGCTTTTAAAAAATTAGATCCGTTCACAGAAATTTATATAAGAAACATGTTAGCAAACAATGAAAAGATTACCAAGGCGCCACGAATAAGTATGTCAACCATACATGGTGCAAAGGGAGGTGAGTGTGATAATGTTTTATTGTTTACAGACATATCAAAAGTAGCAAAAGAACAACACGACACAAACCCCGACGAACTACATAGACTTTTTTATAATGGCATTACTAGAACAAGAGAAAATCTACATATTTTAGAACCAAAAAATTATGAAAGAGGATATGAAATATGAGATTTCATGAACATGTAAAAGGCGATAAAGCAGAATACATAGCTGCAATGTGGTTGTGGGATCAAGGATATTTGGTGTGTAGAAACATGTCTCAACAAGGAGCTGTTGATTTAGTTGCAATAAAAGAATATGAGGTTATACTCATCGACGTGAAATCAGAATGTAGAAGGAAGCGCGACGGCTATAAAATAAATAGATCATTAACACCAATACAAAAAAATCTTGGTGTAAATATTTTAAATGTAAATGTAGACACAGGAGAATGTACGTATGTCTAAGAAGTATGATCCGGTAAACTATCCAGAACACTATAATAAAGGTGGAGTACAATGTATTGATGCAATTAAATCAATGCAAGGAGACGGTTTTAAATATTATCTACAAGGCAGTGCGGTCAAATATATATGGCGACACGAACACAAAGGCAAACCTATAGAGGACTTAGACAAAGCAATATGGTTCTTAAACAAACTTAAGGAACAATATAATGGCTAAAAGACCTTATGTACCTTTAAAACCTTTACAAACACCAATGAACTTTAGTCCAGAAACTGATTGGGTTGTACCTAATCTATTGGGTTTAGATTTATCATCTGCTAAAGAAATAGCTATCGACTTGGAGACACGTGATCCTAATTTAATAAAATTGGGTTCGGGTGCTATTTTTGGGGACGGAGAAGTTGTTGGTATTGCGGTTGCAGTAGATGGCTGGAAAGCTTATTTACCTTTTGCGCATGAAGGCGGCAAAGGCTGTTTAGGAAAAAAGACTGTGTTAAAATGGTTTCAAACAGTTTTAGATTTACCTGCAGATAAAATATTTCATAATGCAATGTATGATGTGTCTTGGATACGTGCGATGGGTTTAAAAATTAATGGTCGTATTATAGATACTATGATTGCAGCGTCTTTAGTGGATGAGAATAGATTTCGTTATTCACTTGATGCAGTTGCAAAAGATTACGCAGGCATAAGAAAGAATGAAGCTGTATTAAGAGAAGCAGCTAAAGAGTGGGGTGTTGATCCTAAGGCAGAAATGTGGCGACTACCTGCTCCATTTGTTGGAGAGTATGCAGAAAGAGATGCGGAGGCAACTTTAAAACTATGGCATGTGCTAAAAGTAAAACTGGATGAAGAACAATTATGGAATGTTTTTAATTTAGAAACAGATTTATTTCCATGTTTGGTTGACATGAAATTTAAAGGGGTAAGGGTAGACTTAGAAAAAACAGAAGAGGTTAAAAAATTCTTATTGAAAGAAGAAAAAGAAACTAGGGCGAAGATGAAAAAACTGGCAGAGGTAGAAGTAGAAATATGGTCAGCTGCATCTATTGCAAAAGCTTTTGAAAAATTAGATATACCTTTTGATAGAACAGAAAAAGGAGCACCAAGTTTTACAAAAAACTTTTTAGCAACACACCCACACGATTTTCCTAAACTAGTGGTTACATGTAGGGAACTAGATAAAATGAACTCTACATTTATTGAAACAATTTTAAAACGTGAACACAACGGTAGAATTCATGCAGATATAAATCAAATACGATCAGATCAAGGTGGTACAGTTACAGGTAGGTTTAGTTATTCTAATCCTAACTTACAACAGATACCCGCACGACATAAAATATTAGGACCAATGCTACGTAGTTTATTTATACCTGAAGAAAAACATACCTGGGGTTGTTTTGATTATTCACAACAAGAACCTAGGATATTAGTACACTATGCACATAAGATGAATATGGAAGGCGCTAGTACAATTGTTGAAGCATACAACAAAGGTGAGGCTGATTTCCATCAGATGATTGCGGACATGGCCGGCATTGATCGTAAGCAAGCAAAAACAATTAACCTTGGTATCATGTATGGTATGGGTAAAAACAAATTAATGTCAGAATTAGGATTAATGAAAGAAGACGCAGAGAGCTTATTAAAAGAATATCATAGAAATGCACCATTTGTTAAAATGATATCTGAACGAGTGATGCGACAAGCAGAAGAAGTAGGAAAGATACGTACTCTAGAGGGAAGATCTTGTCATTTTAATTTATGGCAACCCGATGAATTTGGGGTATCCACACCACTACCTCTGGAAGATGCAAAAAAAGAATATGGTCAGTTTCTAAAAAGAGCTTTTACTTATAAGGCTTTAAATAAATTGATACAAGGATCAGCAGCTGACATGACTAAAAGAGCAATGTTAAATTTGTATAAAGAAGGAGTTGTGCCTCACATACAGGTGCATGATGAACTAGATATATCCGTTGAATCACCTGAACATGCTAAAAAAATAATAGAGGTTATGGAAGCTTCCGCAGACTTATGTGTACCAAATAAAGTAGACTATGAAAAAGGACCAAACTGGGGAGAGATAGTGTCGGATGCTAAAAAGGAAAAGAAATAACACCCGACACATGAAGGTGATGAAGATATCTATAAAATAAATTAAAATAAAATATTGTCAAATCTTATATTTGATATATATTGTCCCATACAATAACAGAACAAGGAGAAAGAAGCATGCCAGCAAACCCTAATTTTAAATCGGTTTCGGTATCTGTGGATACACATAAACGTTTGGAATCATTAGCAAAATCTCATTTTGAGGTTCCTGTTAGTATTCAAACATTAATTGATTTTTTACTTAAACAAAAAATAAAAAAGAAAAATGGTAGATCTCGTTAAAGCTATTTGTCCCCGCTGTGACGGAAACAGTTTTATTAGAGTACAAGACAAAGAAGTTGATTGTACTATGTGTGAAGAAGAATTTATGCATATGGGGATGAAAATAACAACCCACAACGGATATGTAATGCTACCAGTAAATCAAACAAGAACTAATGTTGAAGGCGGTATTGAATCTAAAACAAAATGGTCAGGAGAAACTTTACCAGAGGTAGGTAAATAATGGGACCACTAGACCCGGAGGATGAATACGGATGGATAACGATGATGAGTTTATAATATTTTTAGTTAGGGTATCTTCCCTACGAAAAGCTGCTGAAAGAGCAAAAGATCCCGAATGGAAAAGAATGTGGGAGCAAAAATTGGAGGAGTTAATAAATAATGAAGAAGAAACTACTTACGGAACTAAAAGCGTACACTAATTTTTTGTTGGCAGGCCTAACAATTTTTGTTTGTCTAATAGTTATTATTGTAAATTCTAGATATATTGTTAAATTAGAAAGTACTATAGACACAATGTGGCACGAGATAAAGCAGGTGAAGGAGACTAATATAGGTTTATACCAATTTATCGAGGAACACGGAGATGACATTAATTAATAAGGATAACAAGGTGAGAAGACAAATTCCTAATAGGATGCCTAGTGCAACTTTCACTCTACCAATTGATGGTAGACGAGTTGTTGGTATTGTAAACTATGATGTCACTGACACAGGTATTATTCCAATGGCATTTTGGGTAAAACTAAAGCCAACAGATTCTTATCTAGACAGAGAGCTACGCGCAAGTGGTAAACTAATATCTAGATGTCTACAAAATAACGAGTCACTAAAAGATTTGGTTGATACATTGTCACAAGATAATGTCATTGGTCAAATGGCTAATTATTTATATAAAAATATGGAAGATATTATTATGGGCAAGCAACCGGAGAAGAAACAACGAGAGCTATCGACTGATCCGTATGCTATGAAAGAATGAACAAATTTTTTACAGACGCTGATGTTGAATATATTAAAGAACACACTGAACGAGTGTTCAATCTTAAACAACAACGTGACGATAAAATAAAACAAATGGAAAGAGAAAACGAAAAGTGCTTACAGAAGAATTTGAAATAGAGTGGGTACCAGAAACACCTGAAGAGGCAATGTCTTCAGTTGATCTACCAACGTGCACCGTGGATCGCCTTTGTAAAAAACTGTATGGCCATACTAACTGGGCAAGAATGGGTGCGGTTACTCCGGACGAACTTCTAAGAAACCCACACAGCTTTGATTTTGATGAAGGGATAGTTTATTTCAAGCAAGCAAGATTGGTATGATAAAGGAAAATATATATTATTCTAAAAATGTTTTAGATGCTGCTCGTTTTAGAGATTTAAAAGATTTTTGTACAAACCATTGTGAAGAAATACCAACATACAATTTTTGCAGAAGACAACAAGAGTCTTCTAATTTTATAGAAGAAATAATTAGACATTTAATAGGAAGAGATCACCACGTAGAGTATTGGGTAAGGGACCAAATTGACTCAACCTTATTTCACGTAGATGCTAACGAGTTGCAGGCTAAAATAGACACAGCAAAATATGGTAAAGAAGACCCTGAAATGGTCGTTCAGTTTCCTTTAAATACTCACATACTATACGTAAACATAGATGAAAAAATGGAAGGCGGAGAGCTACTATTACTGCCGACCGAAGAATATATTATAGGTAGGCCTATACTAGATGAAAGATATAGAGTTAGAGAGGGGTCACAAATGTTGGTTGTTGAGCCTAGAGAGAACCATATGGTACTTTTTGACAAACCTATATATCATGCTATAACTAAAGTAAGGAATAAAAGCGCTAAACGTCGTATTTCTCTTATGTTTTCGTCGTGGGGATATGTGCCTGATATATACAAAGACCATGAACATTGGGGTAATTACAGCATTGGTGACATAAATCCTACAAAATGGAAAATTCCACAAGCTGAGGAGCTAGAATTAAAATGACATTACCATCAAGTGGACAATTAGATTTTAATAGTATTAGGGCAGAATTTTCTGGTCCTTCTTCTAATGTAACGATGAGTACATATAACAGAGGAGGAACTTATGTTTTTGCTGTTCCAGCAAATGCAAACATACCCACTAGTACTACAGCGCAAATTGAAGTTCCTGATTTTTATGGGGCTAAAAATAAAAGTGATTATGCTTCTTTTACAGGAGGCAGCCACGCTTATGGTGGCAAAGCAGCCTACACTAGTTATGGAGTAGGAGGCCCTAATCTACCTGCAGCTATAAGTGACTCTTACAAAGTTGGTAGTAGTACCTATACTCTGACAGCTTGTTATAACGATGGTGCCAGTCGTAATAATTTTCACCTTAAACACTCCTCTGGCCCAGCATCAGGTTATGCTGGAGACAGTAATTGGACATCTCGTAATTTTTATTTTTATGACACAAGTGGTAATGTAGATTTTCAATTCCGAACAGGAAGCAGTAATGGGATATGTACGCCTCCACCAGATTTATGTTTCTGTGGACAATACGGAAACTTGAACTATTATTCAAATACTGATAATGGGTTTCTGTGTTCTACTGCACAAGGTGCGACACCAGCAGATAAACAAACAGGCGACTTCGATGCTTTAAACCAAACTGTTGTTGTAAAGGCTTTTTAAATGTCTGATCTTGAAAACATATTTGAAATAACTTTTTTAAACAAAGAGTCAGAAACAACTCCTCCTGAAGAAATGACAATGCGTTACATTGCAACCAGCGCCGATGTTGCAAAAGGTTTATTTATACAAAACTTTCATTCACGTGATTGGGAGTTCTTGTCTGCAAAATATCTTGGACAAAAAGACAAAAGTGCAGGTGATTGGGACTGTGCTGGGTGTGGGCAAAACTAAATGGATTTATCAGATTTCACCAGAACATCTTCATACATGCCCGACGAAGTAGTTTATTTCGACGAAGAAACTAATGAAAATAAAACTGCTAAAGAAATAAAACTAGTTTGGACACATAATACAGAATCGAGTTTATCTGTACACGATATGTGTATTAGAGAAGGCCACGAACAGTATGACGAGTTTGTGTTAAGGGAAGAAAATAGAATAGCAAAAAAATGGATGATTGAACTTGGTTATGACCCAGATTTATATATCACAAAAGAATGGATGATTGTAGAAAAAGGTAAAATTAGTGAACCTGATGAAATAGAGGAGTGGTTAAAACCAAATCATCCGACGGCGATAAGCCCAATAACCTCGGAGGAAATATGATATTTAATGTACCTTTTGACGTTAGAAATATTGATAACCAGATTCAAATATCAATTAGTCAAAACACTAAGGCTAAACAAAGAATAAAACGTGAAGGCGTTAATGAATACACTAAGGACTCTGAAGGTAATTTTTTACTAACACCTCACCCAGATTATAATTTTTTAATAAGATCGAACAATAATTATTTTTTATTAAATGGTAAAATTAAAGTTAGGTTTGAATGGGATGAAACATCTGTGTTTCAAGACGAACATAAACAAACTTATAGAGATCTTTTAGATAATCAATACGTAGGTTTAAAAAACCCTATAGAAGGATCATATACCCACGGAAGTGGTTTTATGGAAAGTTCTGTAGACCATCAGTATAGATCAGACACGTGGAAATCTTCTCACCTTGCTTACGAGCCTTATTGCACAACAGGAGAAATAACTGTTATGGAAGACAACACAACTATTCTATGCCCAATGCAGCACTATCCTGGTTGGACATTTGAACACATAGATATAATGCCAGGAGAAAGCATTGTAAGTACTAAACCAGGGGACGATACATATATTGTTTTTGGTGATACTTGTTCTATAGCAGGAACAGATATTGCTAAACATGCGGTAAAGAAACAAACAAGTTCTGAAATTACAATTAAGAATGATTCTTTAAATGTCTGTACTTTGGTTCGTATTTATAAATGACAGAAATTATTCCTACAAAATATGATCGGCATTATCTTACAATCACGTATCTTCTCATTACGTTTTTTACATTAGGTTGGGTATGGCAATACATCTGGAACTTAGATCCACGATTAATCATTACATACATATTAGCTGTTCTGGTAGGAACACTAGGAACAAATGTTGGCTACCATCGATTGTTTACTCATAAAGCATTTCGCACGTCAAAGTTTTGGTATAACTTTTTAGCTTTCTTTGGTGTGTATGGTACAGTTGCAGGTCCGGTAGGCTGGGTCGCGACGCACTTACACCATCACCGGCATCTTGGAACAGACATGGATCCACATACACCGTGGACCGAGGACAGCTGGTTTGTAGGCTGGCTAAGAACGTTTCTACCGTATTGGATGAACATACCGGAACCAGACCTAAAGTTGTTGGTGGGTGTTAGGCATCTGCTAGCTAATAAGTTTATTATGTTCTTGCATAAGTGGGCACCAATACAGGTCTACGGAACGGGGATCGTGATTTGGTTGTTGTTTGGTTTTGACTGGTTCTTACTGGCGTTTTGTTTCCCTATTGGTTACTCATTGATTAGTCAGTTTTTTGTTAACTGGTTTCACTACGACATTGACTTTGTACATAAAAATCGTAAATGGATAAATATAGTTATTGGTGGCGAAGGCAATCACAAAGAACACCACGAGCGACCACGTGATTATTCCAATGACTACCCAATAAAATATTTTATAGACTGGATTAAGACATGACTTGGTATCAAAAGTTCCCACAATATTATATTTCACTATGTTACATAGTTAGTGTTGCGTTATTTTTTACGTTTATATGGAATTATCTTGATTATAGGCTCATTTTGACGTGGCTGGTGTTACAATTCTTAGGTATGGTGGGCATAAACATGGCTTATCATCACCTGGTGACGCATAAATCGTACAAAACGAACTGGTTTTGGAAGATAATACTAACATATTTTGGTGGTATCGCGACACAATCAAGTCCGAATGAGTGGGCATTGGTGCACTTAACACACCACCGATACACTGACACGGAGCAGGACCCACATACACCTAATCTATCCGGCAATAAAATTATGGGAGTGCTGCGCGCGGCGCTGCCAATGTTTATGAACATCACGATAACAGATACGAAGGTTAATTTGATGGCGAAAAAAAGTTTTGATGACCCTATCTATCGGTTCTTTGACTATACCCATATGTTATGGTTTCATGGAACGTGGATCGGGATTTATTATTTATTTGGTTTTGATTGGCTTATGATAGCGTTTGTATTTCCGGTGGCGTTGTGTCATATCGGAGAAACTGTCATTAATTGTTTTCATTTTGATATGGATTCTGTCAGACGCCATGCCTGGTTTTGGAACATGTTGATTGTTGGTGCGGGATACCATGCTAAACATCACGATACTCCAAGAGATTACACTACAGACTGGCCAGTGAGTAAAATTATTGATATGATAAAGACATGACTATACCACAAACTACAGGACACAAATACAAATACGTCGGTAGTTTGAATATAGTTGATACAGATGAGAAATATATAAAGGAATTGGAAAGAACAGTGGAAGAGTATTTTGATTATTGGGATTTCTCTGTCCACGAATGGAAAGAAGTATTATGGCCAATGATAACAGCGTTAAAGCACGAAAACAGACAGTTGAAAGCAGAGATTGCGCTACTAAAGAAAGGAATAGAAAAAGCCAAAAGAATGACGAACCAGAAACTCGATTAATACATTACGGGGATAACCCGAAATGGCGTCGATACTGGAGCATTGTTTTTAGGCGAATGAGATAGTAATATGGATTTAATAAATGTACAAAAATATGATTATCCGAATTCTACTCGCTCCATTCATAAGGGTAGCAGACATTATACTATTGCAGATGTTCTTCAAGGACAGCCTCTTCCATCGGTCACTAGCATTTTGTCAGCGACTCAAGAAAAAGATAAAGCAGCTAGCCTGCAAAGGTGGCGAGATCGTGTCGGACATGCTAAAGCGGCTGAAATAACAAAGACTAGCGCAGCGCGCGGCACGGCAATGCATCTCTATCTAGAGAAATATTGTCTTGGTGAGGGCTACATGGACCTGACGGACCTTGGAATAGAAGCCAAGAAGATGGCAGAAAAGATCGTGGACCGCGGGATTGATAATAGGATCGACGAGGTGTACGGGAATGAAGCGACACTATACTATCCAGGACTATATGCAGGTAGCTGTGATCTTATTGCAAGATTAGATGGCGATCTATCAATTATAGATTTCAAACAGAGCAATAAACCAAAACAAAAAGAATGGATTAGAGACTAT